GAATTTATGTCAGTACCAACGTGTGCTCGCGCACGTAACATCATTACTTCAAGCGTCGCATCAATTCCATTAAAGGTACGCGTCAAAGCTGATGGATCAGAAGTCGAGACGCCGCCAAAGTGCATCAATCAACCAGATCCACGTGTTCCAGGATCTAGCACCTATGCCTGGCTCTGCGAAGATTTGCTTCTGTTCGGGTATGGGTATCTTCGCATTACTGAAATTTATGCAGACACGTATCGCATCAGAGCAGCTGAAAGAATCTCGCCAACTCGCGTTGGAATTATCACAAACGCACGTGGAACAGAGATTGAGTATTACACAGTGGACAACATTCCAGTTCCAGATTCTGGCGTCGGTGCTCTTGCAGTGTTTTACGGAAACGATGAAGGAATTTTGAATCGTGCTGGTCGCACAATCAAAGCCGGTGCAGAATTGGAACGTGCAGCGGTTATGTATGCACGCGAGCCAGTTCCAACGATGGTCTTGAAATCTAATGGCACTGCACTTCCAGCAGATCGCATTGCGAAACTTCTTGAATCGTGGGGCAGTGCTCGACGCAATCGTTCAACTGCATTCTTAAACGCTGACGTTGAATTGCAAGCTTTAGGATTTGACCCAGAGAAATTGCAGCTTAATCAAGCTAGATCCTACGTGGCAACTGAATTAGCTCGTGCGTGTGGCATTCCGGCTTACTACGTCGATGCTGAAACTGGCTCCAGTATGACTTACTCCAACGCAGCTCTATCACGTCAATCTCTTGTCGATTTCTCGCTGAGAAATGTAATGACCAGCATTGAAGAGCGTCTTTCAATGACTGGAATGCCAAATGATTTCGTTCCGGCATCGCAAGAAGTTAAATTCGACCTTGATGATTATTTGCGTGGATCTGCAAAAGAACGCGCAGAAGTTTACAAAATGCTTTATGACATAGGTGCAATCACAACAGACGAAATCCGAAGAGAAGAGGACATGATCTCATGAAAGAAACAAAGCCAACTCCGATGAATCTGGACTTTTCAATCAAAGTCACGGCAACGGACTTTCCAAAGCGAGAAATCTCTGGACGTATCGTCACCTGGAATGAAACTGGATCTACATCAGCCGGAGCGACATCATTCAAGCCAGGATCAATTACTTTTGGCGATTCAACTAAATTATTACTTGAACATCGCCGTGAAGCGCCAATCGGATTCTTGAAGAGTTACAAAGTCACCGATGATGGAATCGATGCGACTTTCGCTATCGGAAATACGACCGCAGGCAACGACAGTCTGGTCGAGGCATCTTCCGGATTACGCGACGGCTTTAGTGTCGGCGTACTAGCTGAAAAGTATAAAAACGTCGATGGCGTCTTAGTTATTAGCGCAAGCGCGCTTAAGGAAGTCTCGCTGGTAACAGATCCAGCAATTGCCAGCGCAAAAGTTGCCGTCGCAGCTAGTGAAACAGAAGATTCTGAATCAGAGCCACAAGCCGAAGAGTCAGAAACAAACACACCAACAATCGAAGGAGAAAACGAAGTGGAATCAACTCCAGCCGTTCCCGAAGCAGCAGCCGAAGCGGTTGAAGCTTCCAAAGTCGTAACAGCAACAGATGCAACTCGTCCGTTGTACTTCACCAAGCCACGTTCACCAATTGCAACTCCAGGGGCATACCTTGAGCACACAATCAAGGCGAAGCTAGGCAACGAAGATTCTCGTCAGTACGTAATGGCTGCCGATGATTCATTCACAACAAATCCAGCGTTCTCACCAGTTTCATACATTCGCGACGTTGCAACTAACACAACAATGGTTCGGCCAACAATCGACGCATGCGGTGGCTCACGTCCACTTAATTCATACGGAATGACAGTGTCAATTCCTAAGATCACTGCTAACTCAACAGTGGCAACAGTGGCAGAAGGTGGAGATCCAACTGGAACTACCCAAATTACCTCAGCCTATGTGAACGCAACTGTAATTAAAAAAATGGGTTTCCAACGCTACAGCGTTGAGCTCCTTGACAGGTCAGATCCAAGCTTTTATGAAATTATGCTCCAGAATTTACGCGAAGGCTATGCTCAAGCAACTGACGAATATGTAATTGCTCAAATTGTTGCTGGTGGAACACAAGCTGCAACAACAGCTGCAACATCAGCTGGCATCATTTCATTCGTATCAACAGAAGCAGCAGCTGCATACAACGCAACAAAGCGCACTGCAACTGCATACGTTGCTGGAACATCACAGTGGTCACTCTTGATGGGTGCAACTGATTCAACTGGCCGTCCAATTTACAACGCTCAGCCAGTAGCACAAAATGCCGGTGGCACTGCAACTCCAACATCACTTCGCGGAAACGTGCTAGGCCTTGATCTCTATGTCGATGCCAACATGGTTTCAACAACAATCGATGATTCAGCATTCATCATCGAGCCACGTTCAATCGAGATTTTTGAATCTCCTGCGCTAACACTTTCAGCCAATGTTCCAACATCGGGCGAAATTGAATTGGCACTTTACGGATATGTCGCAGCAGGTGTGACATTCGCCGGCGGTCTCCGTCGTTTCAACCTAACCTGATCCAACTAATCATGGCCTAGATGCGCTCCCGTATCTAGGCCAGCCGAATACGAAGGGACGATGAAATGCCATCTATCATTACTGCATCGCAACTGCGAACAGTCTTGGGCGTTTCGTCGTCCCTGTATTCAGATGCTTACCTTGACGGAATCATTGATTCTGCCGAACAAGTAATTTTGCCGATGCTGACTGCCAATCAAGCTGCAATCGCCGGCGTTTATCTTCAAAACAATGTCGCCTATTACGTCACGCAACGTCCCAACACTTTCGTTGAGGGTCAAACAGTTGTGGTCACTGGTTGCGTTCCATCGACTTTCAACGGAACAGTCACAGTCACATCAAATTACTGGGAGACGTTTCCATTCATTCCAGTGTTCAACCTTTACTCTGGCGCGATTTATGTCTTTACAGCTGCTAAGACAAACGCAAACATTTCTTTCCGCGAAGTCATACCAGCTGGCGTTGCTTACTTATCCGGAGCCAATGCCGCCACACTTTACGCATCAACTCCGGCAGTCGAACAAGCTGTGACGATTGTGAGTGTGGAGATTTTCCAATCCGTGGTCGCTCCAGGTGGCCAAATAGAAGGCGTCGATTTCACGCCATCGCCTTATCGCATGGGACGATCCTTAATGAACAGAGTGGTCGGATTACTTTCGCCATACCTTGACACTTCGACGATGGCCATCTAATGCCTACACCAACAACAATTGCAACCAACGTTCGCGGCACTCTTGCAACAGCTCTAGGTGGCGTCGTTGCTTCCGTTTATTCATCTCCGCCAGAAGCAGTCATTCCGCCGGCTTGCGTAATCGTTCCCGATTCGCCTTACTTAGAAACGACAACAATCGGCAAGTCTGCGGTGCGCGTGAAAATCAACTTCGTGGTCACTGCGGCCGTTGCATATAACAACACGGCCGGAGCACTGGACAATCTTGAGCAACTTATTATCAGCATCATCGCAGCGATGCCAGCAGGATATGAAGTCGGAGACGTTCAACGTCCGACAATCCAGCAGGTCGGCGCGACCAACCTACTAGTGGCGGATCTCGCGGTCAGCACTTACTACACACAACAGACAATCTAAGGAGATAGACAAATGCCAACAACTATCGTCACGGGTCGCGACATAACCTTCACCCTAAATTCAGTGAATTATGACGCGCAAACAACTGCGGTCACTCTGGTCAATGCGCCAGTGATCACTACATATCAGACACTCGATGGCAAGGCTTACAAGCACATCGATGATCAATGGACTCTCAACATCTCACTTCTTGCAGACTGGGGCGCAACCTCATCACTCTTTGAAGCGATGTGGACTGCATTCACTTCATCTCCAAATACTGCACTCGCATTCACACTTATATCAGCGACTGGTGCATCATTTGCTGGCAACGTCTTTCCAGTGGCTCCAACTGCTGGCGGCGCAGCTCCAGATGCTCAGACTGATACCTGGGCGATGCTCTGCTCAACAACACCAGTTCTCACAATCACCTGATCCAACCAATAGAAACGGGAGCACCAAATGAGACTACCAATCACCATCGAATACACGTCCGGCGAATTTGGCACATACACGGCTCAGCCGCCAGAGTGGGCTAAGTGGGAACAAAAGACAGGCAGCACAATCTCGCAAGCGCAGGAGAAGATTGGAATCTCTGATCTTCTCTTCCTTGCGTGGAATGCCATGAAACGTGAAGCCGGTGGCAAGCCAATTAAAGGCTATGAAGTCTGGTGTGAAACAGTGGCCGATGTGACAGTCGGTGACGTTCTCCCAAAAGTTACGCCGCCGGAAGCGTAAATCGGATCCTGGTGGAGTTAGCAATAGCCACAGGCATTCCGATGAGCGAATGGACGACGGCGGAGCAGATCTATACGGCTTTCGAGATACTGGAGAAACAAAGTGAGCGACAACGTTGAAATTGCCTATGATAAGGCAGATCTTCGTCGCATCACTGCCGCATTCAAGGCGATGGATACAGAAGCCACTGATGCAGCTAAAAGAGAATCGTCAGCTCTTGCAGAGTTCGCTCAAGGCAAGATCCAGCAGAAAGCCGTTACCAGAGGCAAGGCCGCCGACCGAATTGCCAGTGGCTCCCGTGTGTCTAAATCTTCCAAGATTGGCGAGCTCTCTTTCGGCTTTGTAAGTCAGAAATTCTCTGGCGGAGCAACAACAAAAGATCTCTGGGGCGGAACAGAATTTGGATCCAATAAATTCAAGCAATTTCCTATCTGGTCAGGCTCTACGGGACGCGGTTCAACTGGCTGGTTTATTTATCCGACACTTCGCGCAATACAGCCGGAGATCATTGACAAGTGGGAAAATGCTTTCGACAGAATCTTGAAGGAGTGGTAAATGGCCGGACAATCGCGCACACTCAAGCTCTCGATTCTTGCTGATGTAGATCAGCTTAAGAAATCACTGGCGCAAGCCAATGGAGACGTCGATGATTCATCATCAAAGATGGGCGAGTTTAGCAAGAAGGCAGGATTGGCATTCGCGGCTGCTGGAGCTGCTGCTGCTGCTTATGCGGTCAAGATTGGCGTCGATGGCGTCAAGGCGGCGATTGAAGATGAAGCAGCGCAGGTCAAATTAGCCAACGCTCTCAAGTCTGCAACAGGTGCGACACAGGCACAGATTGCAGCAACAGAAGATCAGATTCTCAAAATGTCTTTGGCGACAGGCGTCAGTGATTCAAAGCTTCGTCCGGCGTTGCAGCGCATCGCGCTCTCCACAAATGATTTAAGCAAGGCGCAAGATCTTCTTTCCGTCGCTCTCGATGTTTCTACATCAACCGGCAAGCCACTTGAAGCTGTAGCTAATGCAATTGGTAAAGCCTACGATGGCAACACGGCAGCTCTTGGAAAACTAGGCATTGGATTATCTTCTGCCGAATTGAAAACAATGTCATTCACTGACGTTCAAAAGAAACTTACGGATTTATTCGGTGGCGCAGCTGCGGCTAATGCTGAGACTTATGCCGGCCGATTAGATCGCTTAAAAGTCACATTCGATGAAGCAAAAGAAACTATCGGATATAAACTGCTGCCAATCATTCAGCAGCTTGTTGAATTTATTGTCAATAAAGTCGTTCCGGCGCTTGGTTCATTCGCTGACTTCTTCAAGCCAATCACTGACGCAATTGAAAAGAACAAAGACACATTCTTGACATTCATTGAATTCATTCAAAAGTATGTCGTGCCGGTTCTTGTCACAGTCTTGGGCGGAGCTTTCAAGGTTGTCGGCGAGATTGCCGGCGGAATCATCAACGTCATCGGCGCGGTCATTTCTGGATTAAATGCATTGATTTCTGGAGCAGTCGCTGGAATCAATGCTCTTATTCGTGTTTACAACTCAATTCCATTCTTGCCTAATGTCTCTCAGATTTCAGCTCCATCAATTAGCGTTCCAAGCGTGAGCATTCCAAAAAGTCCTTCTGCAACAGTGACTGTGCCAACGATTACAGTGCCAACAGTTTCGGCATCGGCTGGGACAGGATCTACGACAACAGGAAGCGGAGTCTCATCAGCTGTATCGGGAGCCACACTTGTGGGCGGTGGCGGATTTACCGATTCACAGAATGCAGCTCGTTTAGCTGCTGCTGGTGGTGGTGGCTTCACTGATTCTCAAAACGCCGCACGAATCAATCTAACAG